GTCGTTATCAACGGAGACCCACACTCTTATAACCAAGAAATTGGAGAATTTGAGTCAAGAGATCTCGCAAAGACTTTTATCTACGCTTTCTTCTTGGGAGCCGGAGATGCTAAAGTCGGACAAATCATTAGAGGAACGACGAAAGACGGTCGAGATCTTAAGAAAAGATTTGTTGAACGTACTCCAGGTCTTAAGCGTTTACTCAATGACCTTAAGGGACAGGTGGAACGAACTGGAAGAATTATCCTTTGTGACGGGACACCCGTTATCGTCGATAAACCACATACAGTCCTTGCTTACCTTCTACAAGGAGACGAATCACGAATAATGAAAAAGGCTGCCATCGAAACGGATCGTATCGTAAGGACACGCCGCCTAGACGTTCTCAAGGTCGGAGATATCCATGACGAATGGCAATCCGATACCTTTAAAGATCACGCAGAAGAATTCGCTTTCGATGTTTGTCCCCTAGCTTTTGCTAGTAGTGGTAAGTTCTTTGATTATAACGTACCCATCGAATGTGACGCAAGGATTGGAATGACATGGGCAGAGACCCACTGAGATACGTAATAGAATATACTAACGGAACCAGTAGAGTAAAAGCTTTTGCAAATAAATGGGATCTAGCGGCTTTTATCCACGCCGAAGGAGACCACGTCTCGTCTTGCAAAAGATTTTATCCAGACGAACAACTAGAAGAAGATTATGTCAGGTAGTACGTGGGTTTATAGTGATCCACACTTTTATCATTCGAATATTTGTAAGTTCACGAATTACGACGGCTCTCCATTGAGACCCTGGGATGACGTCAACGAAATGACAGAAGAGATGATTGCGTCGTACAACGACGTAGTTGCGGATGGGGACAGGGTGTATCTTCTCGGAGACATCGCTTTTACACCCACACTGTTCAAGAAGGCTGTCTCTCGTATGAAGGGACGAAAATGTCTTCTCCTCGGGAACCATGATCCGAAGCATCTCAAGAAATACATCGACGTCCTTGATGACGTCCGAGGATACATCCAGAGACAAGGCTTCATTATGTCACACATCCCCCTCCATACAGGGAGCCTGGGTAGGTGGAAGTTGAACATCCACGGTCACCTACACGCCAACGAGGTAATGTACGGAGATGGTGCTGATCCCCGATATTATAACGCCTCCGTCGAGAGGACGGGCTTCAAACCCAAACTCCTTGATGAAATCCTACACGAAAGAAACTTGAAATGATTATTGATCCACCCTCTGGTTGGAAGTACGGCTTCCCACGTCGATACGTAAGAGCCGACGGAGACATCGGAGAATTCCTTGTGAAGAACGGTTATCCCCGTAAGGATGTCGACTTCGCACTCCGACATTTGCGTATGATCTCAGAGGGAGAAGACTGGTCTGGGGAGGAATTGGAAATCATCGAACATAGCGCTTGACAACCGCGCACAATCGTGGTATAATACAGTATAAGGTAAAGGGATTGTCCCTTATTTTGGAGAAAAATTTTTAATGGCAAATAATACTCAGAAGATGGTTATCCGTGGCAAGGCGTCCTACGCTAAGATCCTTGGTGACCCCGTACTTAATTACAGCAAGGACGGCAAGGAATGGAAGATGGATCTCGTCATTGATGACGCTACTGAGAAGGAATTCAAGGCTGCTGGTATCGGCGATCGGGTGAAGCGAAAGGAGAAGTATCTCAATAACGCACCACACGTGACCTTTAAGCAAGCTGAATTCCGGCGCTCTGGGGAACCCAACCGCCCTATCAAGGTAACTGATATCCTTGGGGATGATTGGGATCAGAAGAAGCTTATCGGTAATGGCAGCGACGTCGACGTCACTTTCGTTGTCCAGGATCATGGTCCGGGTAAGAAGAAGGGTATGTATATCCGGAGTGTGAGAATTCTGAAGCTAGTTGAATACAACTCGGAAGGTGACGCTCCTCCTATCGACGAAACTGACCCGTTCTTTGCCGAAGCTGCTGCTGCTGCAGAGCGTAAGGCTAAGGAAGCGGAACAGTTCCGAAAGGACTTTGGTCTTGATGATGAGGTCGACGACCTCTAATGGAAGAAACATTCGAAACGATTACTGATTGGGCTGATGAGACATTCGGCCCCGTCACCCTCGACCGTTCGTTAGAACGAGCTAAAGAGGAAATCGACGAATTCCTTGAAGAGATCTCCCGACAGACCGTTAGCGTAGATGACGTTCTAGACGAAGCGGCTGATGTTATCATCACTTTAGCACGACTACCGGGTATCGGATATAGAGTCGACGCAAAAATGAAGAAGAACAGAAGTCGTAAGTGGAGACGTGTCGGAGACGGCACAGGCTACCACATCAAGTGAGTCTCAACCACGGGCACACCCGGCGTGGAAGAGTAACAGGACGGCCTCTGAAGCTGCGCCTACCGGGTGGTTTTTTGGAGACACTATGGCGAAGGCCAGACTTAAATTTTCTCGTACGGGGACATTCGTAGAAACCGGAGAATGTGTAGTAGACGTAGACCACCCGAGTATGGGGGAAATCCACAGAGCGGCATACGCAAAAGACTTTCGGGAGTTCCTCACGAAATCCCGGCTGTACGAAGACGAAGCGTGGAGCTTCGAACTAATCGAGATAGAGAATGACAAGAGAAGCGCCTAAAATTGATACTGTAGTTGAAGACGTCTATGCGTTATTCAACCCTAATCACGGGCATATCCCAAATGAAGACAACCTAACTACTTTTGCGGACAATCTCAAAGAAATCCTAAGGCAGCGACTAGCCAAGAGAGAGGCTTTGAATAATCCGTTGAGATTTTCATCCCTTGGGAAGAAGGACCGCCAGTTATGGTATATGGCGAATGACTACCCCCAAGAAGACATCTCAGCAAAGACATACTTCAAGTTCTTGTATGGAGACGTAATTGAGCAGCTTCTTATCTTCCTAGTCAAGGAAGCTGGTCACGTAGTCACTGACGAACAGAAAGAAGTAGAGGTCGATGGAGTTAAAGGTCATATCGACTGCAAGATCGACGGAGTCCTAGTAGACGTTAAGTCGGCCTCTCCCTATGGTTTTGGTAAGTTTGTAAAGAATGAGGTCCATGTCGATGACACCTTTGGTTATACCCAGCAGCTTTCTGGTTACAGCCAAGTGGAAACCCCTGAGGAAGGTCCGGCATGGCTGGCAATGGAAAAGGTCAACGGAAGCCTCGCCCTCACGAAACTCAGCCAGTCTATCGTCAAAGACTACCCCGTAGATAAAAGGATTACACATCTTAAAGAAGTTATCTCTCAGAAAGAACCGCCGCCGAGATGTTACGACGACGTTGAGGACGGAAAGGCTGGAAACCGTCGTCTGGCCACTGGGTGCTCATACTGTGGTTTCAAACATTCGTGTTGGCCGGGACTTCGGACGTTCGTCTACAGTAACGGTCCCAGGTACCTCACGAAAGTAGTGAACGAACCAAACGTCCCAGAAGTCTTTGATGACGACGGAGGATAAACGTCGAAATAGTTATCTCCTTAGAACTTATGGAATAACTCTAGAACAGTACAAGGATCTTCTCTTAAAGCAACAGGAATGTTGCGGGGTATGTCGTCGGCATTACTCGGTTTTTAAAACGAGACTAGCAGTTGATCATAATCACCATACCGGTGAAATCAGAGGCCTTCTCTGCAATCACTGCAATCATAGGCTTATAGGTAGGCATAGAGATTCCGAACTTCTCTACCGCATGGCTGAGTATGTCGGACAAGGTACAGGGTGGTACGTACCAGAAAAAAAGAAACGAAAGAAAAAATGAATAGAATTTTACTGCTAGATATTGAATGGAAGCCAACTAAGGCTTATGTCTGGCAACCTTGGCAGGAAAATATCACGCCAGAAAAGATCATTGAGCATGGCGGCCTCTTGTGTGTAGGTGTCAAGTGGTTTGGTGAAAAGAATACTGAAGTCTTTACCGAGTGGGAGCACGGCCATGTCGAAATGGTTCGTGCCATCCATACTCTCTTGCACGAAGCTGAGGCAGTTGTCACGTATAACGGCGATAAGTACGATCTCCGTAAGTTAGAAGGAGAGTTTCTTTTAGCTGGTCTTGCACCTCCTCCCCCTCCGACGTCTATTGACTGTCTTAAGGCCGTAAAGAAGTTTGGCTTCTTTATGAATCGGCTCGGCTTTGTAGCCCCTTTCTTGGGTCTTGGAGGTAAGCTAGAACACGAAGGTATGGCACTTTGGACTAAGGTGGACAAAGGCGATCCCAAAGCTCAAAAGAAAATGGCTAGGTACTGTGCACAAGATGTCATTCTTCTAGAGAAACTCTACCGTAAGATTAGACCCTATATCAGGAACCATCCTCACACTGGAAAAACAAAAGGTCTTACGTGCGGGGCCTGCGGAAGTCCGAAGCTTCAGAGTCGAGGAGTTCGACGTACGAAGATGTTTAAGATACACCGGATACAGTGCCAAGGTTGCGGGTCATGGCAAGACGGTAAGAGAGAAAAGGTTTAATGGATAAGTACGACCGCATCTACCTGATGCGTAAGATCCGAGAGGCTATGGAGCTTCTTGAAGAAATTGAAACTATGGTTGAGGATATTGAAACCACCGATGAAGACGAGTAACCTGTACTTTTGGCTTGGAGCAGATGCAGAATTGGAAAGTGTAACCTTTGAAGAATTCGAACGACGTATCGATGATGACCGACAAGAACGATTCGCTTTCTTGACTGTTCGAGAACACGTAACTGAAGGTACTTCCGACGAAGGTTATAATGACTGAAACAGATCCAAACGGGAAATCTGCCCACGAACCGGGTAGTAAGCTCGACAGCGGTAAGCCTTGTGTTTTTAGGGGAGTAGTCAGGTACTTCCCTAAGGCGGTTCTTGCTGTGGCAGAAGTATCTACATTTGGTGCAGAAAAGTACACCTGGGGCGGTTGGGAAACTGTCCCTGACGGTATCGACCGTTACTCCGATGCGATGATGAGACACATCTTTAAGGAAGGTTCCGGAGAGATCTGTGATCCTGATTCGAGTCTTATGCACGCCGCCCATACCGCGTGGGGAGCTCTTGCACGTCTCGAATTGATGCTCCGAGAAGAAGCTGACCAGAAGGCATGGGCTGAATCTCTAGGAGCACAAGAGATTGCCAAGCAGATCAATAGGAATTGGTATTTAAGGCCCAATGACAGGACTGAATAAGTACACCGAAAAAGAACGCAGGGAAATGCGGAGGCGCGCTAAGAAAGAGCGTGACCTCCGGTACCCGAAGCGTAACAGAACCAGTCAACAGATAGAAGAATATGACGAACCAACCTAATCCCTTTCCGAAACTCTTTCAAGAGTTTATCCATAAGAGTAGATACGCCCGATGGCGTGACGAGGACAACCGACGGGAAGACTGGGGTGAGACTGTCACTCGTCTGATGGACTACTACTCTCATCATATTGAGGGATTAGACGGTGGTGATTACTACGAGCTTCACGACGCGATCTATAATCTCGAGGTAATGCCCTCTATGAGGGCTATGATGACTGCCGGTCCGGCCCTTGATCGGTGTCATGTCGCAGCATATAACTGTGCCTACCTCCCTGTCGACAGTCTTCGTTCTTTTGACGAAGCTATGTATATCTTAATGTGTGGAACCGGTGTCGGTTTCTCTGTGGAAAGTAAATATGTTGAACAACTCCCCCGTATCGCTGAAGAGTTTACCGAGAGTGCTAGCGTCATTCGGGTTGGCGATAGTAAAGAAGGATGGTCAAAAGCCCTCCGAGAACTCGTCGCCTTACTCACTGCTGGTCAGCTTCCCAAATGGGACGTCTCGGGCGTACGACCTGCGGGAGCAAGACTTCGGACCTTTGGTGGACGCGCTTCAGGACCCGAACCTCTGGTTGACCTTTTTGAATTCGCTAGTAGGCTCTTTCGAGGCGCAGCGGGCCGCCGACTAACCTCTCTTGAAGCCCACGATCTTATGTGCAAGATCGGAGATGTAGTCGTAGTAGGGGGTGTTCGCCGCTCGGCCATGATCTCCCTGTTCGATTGCACTGACGATCGTATGGGAACTAGTAAGACCGGGGCTTGGTGGGAGAAGAATGGTATCCGTCGTCTTGCCAATAACTCCGCTGTCTATCCAAATCGCCGACCCGATGTCGGCTTCTTTATGAAGAAGTGGAAGGAAATTTATGACAGCCACTCGGGAGAACCCGGTCTCTTCAGTCGATATGCTTGTCAGAGAATTGCTGCAAGAAATGGACGGCGTGAGTCAGAGGTTGATTTTGGGACCAACCCATGCAGTGAAATTATCTTGCGCCCATTCGAGTTTTGCAACCTTACCGAAGTTGTTGTCCGATCTGGGGATTCTTTGGATGAGCTCAAAAGAAAGGTACGAGTTGCGACAATACTTGGAACGATCCAGAGTACTTTCACAGACTTTAAGTACCTGAGGAAGATCTGGCAAAAGAACTGTGAAGAAGAGAGACTTCTCGGAGTCAGTCTCACAGGCATCTTCGATAACCCTGAAATTCTAAATGAGAGAACTCTTGAAGACTTACGTCTACACTCTATCGAAGTCAACGCTGAGTGGGCCAAGCGACTCGGTATTAACCCTGCTGCTGCGATTACTTGTGTTAAACCCTCTGGTACTGTTTCTCAGTTGGTTGATTCTTCTTCTGGGCTTCATCCTCGTCATAGTCCTTTTTATCTTCGCACAGTTAGAGCTGACAATAAAGATCCTCTTACTATCTTCCTTAAGGATTCGGGAGTCTACAACGAGCCTGATGTTATGGCTCCGGACTCGACTACGGTCTTTTACTTCCCGATTAAATCGCCGGAAGGATCAGTAAACAGGGAAGCCGTCTCGGCTATTGATCAGTTAGAGACATGGAAGATTTTACAAGAGCATTGGTGTGAACACAAGCCCTCGGCGACCGTCTACATTAAGGAAGACGAGTGGGTCGATGTAGGCTCCTGGGTCTATAAGAATTTCGACCTCCTGTCGGGCGTGGCCTTCCTACCTTATGACGGTGGTACGTATAAGCAGGCGCCTTATCAGGAGCTTTCCGAGGAAGAGTACGAAAAGTGGGTTGCAGAGAACCCGACACCTACTATCGATTGGAGCGACCTCCGCTTCTACGAAACTGAAGACACTACAACTGGATCGCAGGAACTCGCCTGTGCCGGGGGTGTCTGTGACGTCATCGCTATTGGAGATGTGAAAGATGGCTAATAATTCATTCGACGACGAGATCTATATCTCGGTTACTCTCGATGATTATCTTGAACTACGAGAGTTGAAGGACTTCCTCATTACTCTTGTAGATTACGGGCTTAAGGATTGGGAACATTTCGATGAAGCTGTTGAAGACTTTCTCGAAGACGACGACTCGCGTGACGATCCTCGGGACTTTCTGTGATTGAGTTCTTAAAGACTTACGCACTTCAACTCTTGGGAGGGGCACTCGCTGTGTCCCTCCTAGGGAATGTCTTCTTAGGTATCACTGCCAACCATTATGCAGATAAGGCTGCTAATTGTAAGGCATCTATCATCGCAACAAACAAAATCGCCACTACGGAAAAGAAGATCGTAGAAGCGAGACAAGACAAGGTCAAGAATGAAGCTCAAGTCACTGTCACTGATCGTATCAGTAGTGCTACTCAGCGGGTGCGGGACGACGCGCGTAGGAAGCCCTATCTGCCCAGCCCTATCTCCACCTCCCCCCGTGTTGATGCAGAAGGTACAGCATCCGAGTTACTTCCCACCGGAATTACGGACACCGAAGTCCAAGACCGAGTGATCTGTACGACTAACACTATTCTCGCGGAAGAATGGCAAGACTTCTACAAGAAACAGTTAGAAATCAGAGAGGACCAGAATGCTGACCGCTAAGTGTGTCGCTTACCTCGGTATGGAAGAGGGCCTCTGTTTAGAGGCTTACAGGGATACCGGTAATGTATGGACGTGGGCTTTAGGAGTCACTGACGCGTCAGGCCATAAGGTCAGTAGGTATATTAATAATCCTCAATCCTTAGATAAAGCCCTTGAAGTCTCTGTCTGGCTTATCAAAGAGAAGTACCTTCCTGCAGTAGAGAGGGCTTTCAAGGCTAAGCTCACCGAACCCCAGACTGCCGCTGCCCTATCCTTTCATTGGAATACCGGCGCCATTGCTAGAGCCCAGTGGGTTAAGGATTATAACGCAGGTAACAACCAAAAAGCATATGACGGTTTTCTCCAGTGGACCTCCAGAGGCCTTCTAGAAGGTCGTCGTAAGAGAGAACGAGAACTGTTCTTTAACGGTAAGTGGCCTAACGATCTCCGAGCAAATGTCTATCCAGTAAATCCTGAGACTCATCGACCCATTATTTCCAAACCTACTAAGATGGATCTTCTAGATACGTTGAAGAAGATCCTGTAGGTGATACAAGAAAACCCCCGAGTAGCTCTAGGGCCGCTCGGGGGTTTTTTTATTCTAGGCCCTTGGCTTTGCCCCATTCTCGGACAAAGATCATAGGTGACCACGCGGCAATTACTGCTGCAAAAGCCGTGAGATCTACGCTCTCCTTATTGATAAGAGGTATGACAATCGCGTTTACAATTGTACCAGTAATTAACGTCACGTAGGTCATCGGTCTCCACCACTTCCGTACGAAGCAGAGGACGTACTTCTCGATTTCGAGATACTTTTCTTTTAGATTAGCCATTTTTGAAGTAGTCCATCAAAGCGTAGAAAAAACCCACAACACCCGTACCCATCAGGAGAGAGGCTAACCAGAAAGCCCCTACACCCTCATTTCGTAGAGTCAATAACGAATCGAGCTTTGAGTTAATGTCCGTGCAGACAATTTCAAATTTGTCCTGATTCGCCATAACCTGCTTCATTTCCACTTCTAACCTAGTTAATCTTTCGGCGCTAGTCTCCGCCATTAGTCCCTCCGAACAAATCCTCACGAGCGTACTTTCTCATTTGAGAAACGATTTTATCAGTGAGTTTGATTTTCTCTTCGTCAGTCATTGCAGCCCAATCAGGTCCTGCCATATAGTCTGTCAGAGACTGGTGGATATACTCCCCCGAGATCTTCTGGTACTCTTGGACAATCTCTGCAGGGACCTCAGAACTTCCGAAGACCTTTTTAAGATCACTCCTTACTACAGGAGTAACCAACGGCTTCCCGCCATTGACCTTAGTCAGACGAGCGATTTCCCGTACGGTGGGATCAGGATCCTCTTTCGAAGAATCTCCGATAGTTAGTACGGATTTCTTTGATTTGACAGGACGGCCATAGACGTCGTATCTAATCGGAAGGTCTTCTCTAAAACCGGGAACACTCTTAAGAACCGCTCCCTCGACCTTAGTGCCGAGAGTTCCTGTACCCGTGGCGTCTCTCTGATACCCATCTACGAGTTCCGCACCGTGTCGGAGGCCAGAGGGGATCATAGACGAAGCCATGTTAGCGGCATAGTTCTCGCGGTTATTCTTGGCAAGACTCGACTTACCCATAGCCCCAAAAAGCTTCCCCAACTGAGACAGGAACGTATTCTGGTGTACGCTATTACCTGCCGCTGCTACAACATTAAAGACCTTATCGAGGGTGTCCGCCTTAGTGAAATCTTCCGAAGTCATTTCATCTCCGATTTCTGCAACGGCGTTAGCCAACGGGACAACCTGATCTAGGCCTCTCATAGAGTACCACGTATCTCCGAACTTAATCGAGTTAGGCTGCCAACCTTCTGCCTGCTTCTGCATCCCGGCTCGGAAATTAGCGTCGTTAGTGCCCGAAAGTTCTTCATCCTTGTACTTCTGTAAAAGAAAGCCTATCAGAAGGGCCCCAGTAGTCATACGACCAAGAACAAGATCACGACGAGCTCCACCTGCCTTCCAGTCCTCTTGGTTAACTCTATCGAGCATACCGAGAATAGGAGTCCTGCGGATAGACGCCCAAAACAGTCGGTCAGAGACACGGCTAAACGGAGCCACAAAGTGTAGGACCGTACGGAGAAATCTTTTACCGTAGTTGTTCCTACCGGGGTGGCTTTTGAGTCTTTCGAGACTCTGACCCATCCAAGACGGTTCATCGACCAACTGTAGAATAGCGGCCTCTATATCGGCAGAATACTTCATCTCTCCAACCGGGTTAGCAATAAGCTCTGCCACTCGATCCCGATAGGCTTGCCCTGTGTGACCCTCAGAGAGAGCTATTCTATGAGCCAGACCGTTAATTGCGGCCTGTTCAATCATCGAACGAGAGAACGAGTCCGAAGCGGCAAGAGCGCGGCTAGGGACTTCCAGGGCGATACCTGTAGGACCTACTTTATTAGAGAAGAGGTTACTACCGATTTCTACCTTACTGACCTGGTGAGTCGGGCGACCTGCCGCAAAGCTCTTAGCGGCTTCTGCGTAAGTCCCGCCATTAGTCAAAGCTTGGATAAGGCCTATCTGCCTCGCAAGGACTTCTCTAGCGCTGATACGATCCTTGCTACCGAACGGTCTCTTCATCTGACCAATAACACTGGCAAAGCCACGATCGACAAGATCAGCGAAGATGCTGCCCGTATTACCGATGAAGTTAACGGCATGAGTCCCCAGGTTATAAAGCATCATGTTGTACCTGTACGAAATCAGGTAGTCTTCCCAATAAGGGGAGAACATGTCCTTGGCAATTCTAGCCTGAGCAGAAGGATTGTCTTTCATCTCTGAAAGTTTCTTAGCAGTCTCTTCGAGGATCTTTCGATCTCCGAGATGTTCGAGACCGACCTTCTTACCCATCATGCGAAGTGTTTCAATAGTGACTTCGTTCGGGCCTACACTTTCACGCATCGAGCGAAGAGCCCTACCGGCTTCTGATACAGCCTTAGATAAGGAAGCCTGAAGATCACTATGGACGGCCATATACCTAGCAAATAGAGCGAGATTGATATCAGAGTTATCGCCCCGACCGATCTCGTCAGCGACCTTCATTGTACGCTCTGCCGAACGGGCGAGAACCTCCCTCATTGCGAGAAGACGGGCGCCGCCGTTATCGGCAGTCCAGTTCTTCACATCTTTGAAAGACATACCCATCTCATTAGAGGCATCTCTCATCTCATCGATGGAAACTCTCGTCCTAGGGATCTTCTTGGAGATATGCCGTACAACGGCCTTACCCCCTCCCGAGATATCGAAGTTATCGAGGTTGATATTCCCTGCGAGATCCTTAGCCTTCTTGGCGATTTCTTCCTTGACAGGAATGTCTTTTGAAGTTTTTGCTTCTGCGGCATTTTTCCTAGCTACAG